CGACACCCGACGGAACACAAGCGCCGGGTATGTCGGATTCTGGGGTAGCCGCAGCGGGTAGATGCGGGCAACCACGAGCCCGGCCACCGTTCCGTCGGTGATCACATAATTGGCGACAGCGGTCTCAATACTCACGGCAACATCGCTCTCGCTGTTACGTCCAGACCCTCGCGGCGCCCGAGCTCAGCAATGCCGATAATCTCGTAGGTCTTGCTGTCGTGGACGACGCGCATCTCGACGGTCAGCGCCGACATGTAGTGCACGCGAAACGTCGTGATCTCTTCCTCGATGACCTGATCGGCAGCAAAGCGATCGCGCGGGCGGATATCCATCTTTCTGGCCCAGACCTGCGCATAGGTCGACCAGGTCTCGATCTCCTGAAACGCCGCGTCCTGCGCCTTGGTCGCCTGCTGGATCGTGACGTAGCGGTCTAGGGTGCCAAGCTGCATGACGCTCCCCGGATCGCGCGTAGCGTCGCCAGGATGGCGAGCAATTCATGGCCTGGACTAACTGTCAGCCGCTCAAAGCGCAGGAACCCCTGCCCACGATTAGCGAGCATCCCGTCAACGCGGTCTCGCAGATAGGTCGGCACGCCGGCACCGCCGCGATAAAGCGACGTGAACTCGCGGACGGCATCCGCAACCCCATCGTCCTGAAACCGCAAAACAAGTTTCGTCGACGCCACGGGCTACATCTCCACGCGGTAGGGCATCAGCAGCGACTCCACCGCCATCGGCATCGGTGCCACGCTTCCGCCGACGCTGACCGCCGAAGGATTGTCGTACCAATGCTCCAGCAACTGCAGCAGGCCGCCCCTGATCGCCGCCGGGACCTTCGTGTTGTCGTCCGGGCTGCTGCCGCTGGCGTAGCCACAAACGAACCGAACCGTCACGACGTCGACGTGGTTGCGCGTCGTCGGCCAACTGTTGCCGTAGGACGGGACGATGCGCGCCGGGCCCAATTCCCCAACACCGGTCACCGTGTACCCCGACGCGGCGAGCGTTTGGCTATCACCGTTGCCGTCGACGTAGGTGACCGACGTCACCGACTGCAGCGGCGGCAAGGGCAGCTTGATCGCCGCGCGCGGGAACCCGTCCATCTTGAGGTCCCACGTCTGCGTCACAAGCGCACGGCCCAGCCAACCGTCACGGCCGTCAACGTGTTCACGCACCTGCTGAATGAGTCGGTCGATGTTCGTCTCGTCCGCAGGCGCCGCAGGGCTGCCGAGTAGCGGCACCCGCAGGTGTGCCCAAGCCTCCGCCTGCGTCAGCGGCTCAAAGGCCGGCGCGGTGACCAGCGTCAATCGGCCGTCATACATTCGCGCAACGCCTCCCACGCCTCTCCGGTTTCGATCTCTTGGGCCGTCCACTGGCAGAACGCCAGCTGCGTAGCCCACGTACGCCGCCCCGGCAGCACAGGGGTGGCGGTCAGCTCATGTGCGGCGATAGGCCAGGCCATGGCGCCCTCGTCGACGGCGACCACCGGCACGCCGGCAAGAGCCGCGTCGACACCGGCGTTGCTATTGAACGTCACGACAAACGCCGCCTCCGCCAGATCCTCGGCAAGCGTGCGATCCGACGTTGCAACGCCATGAACGTCCCATGGCGAGAGCTCCTGCGGATGCGGGCGAAACCTGATCGGCAAGTCGGTCAGCTCCTGCAACTGGCGGGCCGTATCGCGCGCCCACAAAGCAATGTTGGTTCCCGCGACGGCGCGATCGCCCCGGCATTGGCCGGCCAGCAAAACGTAGGCGCCACCGTCGCGAGGCGCCTGCATCATCGTTTCGAAGTGCGCGTCCCAGCGCTCGCCAGCATCGGGGCTTGGTCGACGAGCGCGACCGTTGAGCCCGTCCCAACCCAGCGACGTCCAGCGCCGGCGGTTCTCGAGGTCGCCGATATAGCCGCGCTCCATGACCAGGGTCGGTCCGTTCGCCGACACGGCCGGCTGGCGCCATCCCCAGATCACGGCAAAGTCACACAGGACCGGCACGTCGACCGCAGCATGCACAACCTCAACGCCGTGGCGCTCGAGGCCGGCGCGCATGGCCCGCGCATTGGCGCTCTGATGCGCTGCGCCGTTGACATGAATTGCAGCTCTCATTCCTCAGCCCTTACGCATTCGACCACGAGCGTCCGGCCGTTGACGGCGGACTCGACAGGCGAACTCCCGCCCTGTTGCCCGTACCAGCCAACCGGATTCCAGTCCGTTCCCGTCAGCAACGCCAAGAATTCGTCCCGGCGGTAGTGCCGCTGGTGCACCGGAAAGAGGCGCGGCTGATGCGGCCAGACCGCCTCGTTCGGCACGCTCGCCAGTAACCGCGGTGCCGCTGCCCGAGCGGCCCGTAACAAGTGCCGAGGGTCCGGCAGGTGCTCGATGATTTCGAACGCCACCACGGCGCCGGCCGGAGAGAAGTCGCACGGCCGGTCCAAGTCCATTTCGCGCCAAGTGATGGTGTCGGCGTCGTACTGCGCCTGGCCCCAATCCAGACCCTCGACCCAGTTGTCGACCGCCAGGACCTCGAGGCCCGCTGCTGCCAGAATCGAGGCCCCGTAGCCGCAGTTACAGCCGGCATCAATGACCAGTGCCCCGACGCCCCGCAAACGCTCCGTAGCCCACCTGTAGCGGCCCACGTGGTCGCCGCGGACATCCTTGATCAGACCGTCCGGACTGAGCCGAGCGTCGGGCCAGGGCGCTATTTCCAATTGTCCGCAATCCACTGGTGCTGCTGCTGCAATTCCCGCATTGCAGGCGACCTACGCCCATTGAAGAAAACCACGCTTGCACTCTGTGGCAGGCCTTCGAACCGGCTCTGATAGAAGGGCTCAACGCCATCGCCACGGCGCGCCCAGGTGGCGCCCTTGTTGCCGATGACGTGTGACACCCAGTCCTGGTCGCCGTCCTCGTACCCCAAGCTCTCGAGCTCCTTGGCGCTCTCCACTGGGACAAATCGCTCCCATATTTCCGGAAAGGCCCCAGCGTCCATCAGGGCAAGCGAGGTATTGAAGCGCGCCTTGGTTCCGGGGTGCGTCGACCAAGCGATAAAAGGGTCAGAACGATCGAGGCCCAGCACGCTCATGTCCCGGACAATCACTGTGTCAAGATCGATCAGCAACAGCCGGTCAGCGCCGAAGATATTCGCGGCGTCCGGGTGATACGCGTAGAGCTTGCGGTAGTAGCGCTCGAACGCTCGAACGTCCTTCGGCATCGGGACGATGCGAACGCGATCATCAATCCCATCCGGAATGTCGGTCACGCAACACAACTGGTGCTCGATCGGCAGGTGGCGCTCCAGCATGTTGCGCAGGACGTTGACGTAACGAGGGCCGTACTCGTAGAGATTGGCGTGTCGGAAGTCGGGATCGCGCCAAAGAAAGCAGACGACGGACAGGGTCATAGCACCACCACCGACCGCGGAATGCGCCGGCATTTATCGGACTGCCTTTTTGTTGCCCTGCTCGTAGATCTGCCAAGCAGGCTCATAGTCCGACAGGTCCTCGATGTGCCGGACCTTGCGTGCGGCAAGCCACAACACTTCGCCCTGCTGGCGCCACTTCGTGTTGAACTCGTCGACCACTTCGAAGCCGTTCTTGGCGACGAACGCCCGCACGGCGCCGGGATTGGCCATGAATAGGCCGTGATTTATCCAACCGTTCACAGGGCCGTGGCTCAGAAAGTGGCCGCCGACTGCAACCGCCCGGAGCGCATTGGCCCAGGCGTTGTGTTGGTTCCAAACGTGCTCGATCGTCCCGAGGTTGAACACGCTGTCGTAGCCTTGGGAAAGCGAAGCGAGGTCGCGGTTTAGGTCCTCTTGGATTTTCGCTGCCGGGTCCAGGTCGAGATCGGCATAGCTGCCGACCCAGCGTCCGAAGAAATCGCGCGCCGTTGGATACTCCGGCACATTGCTCCCTGTGGCGCCGAGCATCAGCATCGAGGCGCCGTAGAACTCCGACCAACGCTCTAAGTTCGCGACGACATGCGGTTGAATCATGCGGCCTCCTGACTAAGCAGCGCGGCCACTGACGCCGGATATTCGCCGTTGTAACGAGCAGCCGGGAATCGGCGCTCAGCGATCTTCTGAAAGTGCGGAATCTGATCCCAGTCGGGCGGCCACTGAGCCGTCGCCGCAGCGAAGGACTTGCGCGCCCACTTGAAGTGCAAAAACGCGTCGCGAATCTCGGCAGTCGGTGCCGGCGCGCCCTTGAGCGATTGCGTCACCGGGCCCTGCTCGTAGCGGGTGCCCCAGGCCTGATAGACGCCGTTCGTCGGGCAGAGCGGGTGGCAGCCGATGTGCCGTAGGTCGTCGCCCACGAGGTCAGTGCCGTAGAGCTTGATCCGATGGTGACCCTCGGCCATGCGCTCGCGTACCCGAGCCCCGGCCCAGTCCATCATCACCATGTCGCCGTCCAGCTTGATCACATGATCAAACGTCGACCGCTCTT